CGTAGGCTTGCTGCATGGCTTTCGCGTAGATCGAATTGACCTTTCCAATCTGGTTGTCAGCCAGACCGATGTTCATACGAACGTGCGAGTGCGGAGAGATGCCAGCCTTCGCGTTGTATGCGTAAGCGGAAGACCCACGATGCACCGAGACGTTTTCGGTTGGAAGACCGTATTGGTTAGCGAGATTCAACAACGCTTGATTGGCTGCAATTGATCGAACACCAGCGGAACCTTTGCGAGCGCGTCGAGTGCCACCGAATTGCGTAAACGACGGAGAGAGTTTCTTAATGCCTTTGACGACGCAGGACTTAAGGTAACCAACGGATCCAGCAGCGCGACGGCGCAAGCTTGCTGCGGCTTCACGCATTTTCTCACCGTAGAGACCTTCCTTACCAGCTTTCTTGTTCTTGGCTTGAGCGATCAAGTGAACCACTCGCAATTCACGCGAGCGACCAACCAGCTTGCCGGTCTTCTTGTCACGACGACGTTCGCCAACTGGACGGTTGAAGTAATCGAGAATCTTGTTTCTCGCAGCTTGCGGTGACTTCGGTGGGAGCAAGCAATACAGCCGCAGGAGCAAGAAGAAGGTGCGAGCGTTGATAGCTTCAGCCAACGACCGCTTAGTTCTCGGGAGGTACTCTCTCCAAGCAGCAGAAAATCGGGTTGTATCGACGACGACGGTTGGAGTCATTTGGTTTTGGCTCCCAAGTCTAAAACGTAATACGCACCGGACCCATCCCGTCGAGCGGACATAATCCGCAGTTGCCGTCCGTCGTAGGTCACAAGACGACCTACAACCGGAATCATCTTCCCAAAAGTCAGCAGCAAGCGGTCAGTGTTCTCTTGGAGAATCAAGCTCCCGTTTTCCTGCAAGAGCCGGTCAGCGTTTGAGCCGACATCACAAGACCAGACAGAAGCATCAACGGTTACAAGAGTTGAGTCAGCCAATCGCCAATCTGCCAGCTTAACCAGCAACCGGACTTGGACGTTATCTTGGAAGCCACCAGAGATAACCGAGTTAGCGTCAGTGATTGCAGCCGGAAGGCAACGCACCAGTTGTCCCTGCCAGAGAAACGACGGGTTCCCCATCGCGCTCTGAAGCACAGACATCCCCAACTGGAGACTGGTGGCGATTAGATTCACGCTGTGAAGTAAACACCGGAGACAACCAATCGTGAAGTGGCTTGAAGCTGTGAAGCCATGCTGGAAGTATCTCCGTTTTCGTAGTGGCTTAACTCAGCGTACTGAGTCCCACCAACGGCAAGACCAATCACAGATGTCTTAGCTTGAGTGGTAGCGTTATCAAGCCAGACCGAAAGCGAAGCGTTGTAACTCACCGCATCAGGAAGGCCTAAGCGAAGGTTTCCAGTCGCGCTTCCAGTCACCGAGTTGATGGTTAGGTCAACGGTGAATGTAGAGACAAAGCCAATGGACGTATGTCGAGCAGCGTTGACCGTGAAGTTGAACGTGCGACCACCACCGGAGTCCGTCAGCGTAGGAACCCAAGTTGACGGAGCAGTCAGCGGTAGAGCAGCGTAAATCTCATCAAAGTTGGAGTTGGCTTTGATCCACGACCCACGAAGCGTATCTCCGTTGTTGTCGTTTGCGGTTGATCCGACGTTAATGACTTGTTGAGACATAATCAATCTTTCGGCAATGCGTACCAACCTTCAGCAAGCGTTATACGGTTGCTAGAGCGCACGGAAACACCGTCCGCACCTTTGACCCACACTCGCGCTTTAACGCTCTCAGCAAGCCTCACCGGCTCACCGCTGGGGACCATGACAACGCGAGTCCCACAGCCACAACTACCCACCAGAGCGGTCAATGCGATCCAGCAGCTTAGCTTTAAGCTCTTTGTCTGGTTTTGCATCTTCAACGGTGGGTGGTGTTTTCGCCAGAACAGTCAGCCACTTCAAGAGAGCGGCGACTATCTGCTCAATGATGTTCACTGCGGCTTCTTGTCAGCGTCTTTGGCAGCGATCAAACCAAAGCCAACAGTTACCGCAGCAATAGTGGCAGCGAGATCAATGTTGGTCGTCGGGTCGCCATCAAACAGCGCTTTGAGCGCACCACCGACAGCCACCATGATTGCGCCAACACCAGCGAGAGTAGTTTTCCAGTTCATTTCTTTAGAGCTTTCCAAAGTCCAATTGCGGCAGCGATAAAAGCCAACACAGCGGCTCCGAATTGAAACCACTGTGTTAGCTGCGGAAGCAATGAGACCGCACCAGCAGCAGCAGCAGTTGCAAGAGATATCCCTACTCCGCTGCTATTGTTGGTATCGGTTTGCATTACTCGGATTTAGGTTGAGCGGCTGCGACGATCAAATCCACAAGCGGCAAAGCAACTTTGGCGTTTTGAAGGCCACCGGCTTTGACGGCGATATCAATGAGTTGCAGAAGTCCGTTGGCTTGTTCTTGAGTGAGCTTGACTGTGATTTCCATATTAGGCGACCACAGCTTCAACGACCGGAGCAACAACGTCAACAACCGGCGGCACCCACGGCAGCGGCAGACTCACAACCGGCGGGTCGATCTGGTTCTGGATCTGGAGCGAGACGTTCGCCTCAATCGCGCTCTGATCGACTCCGTTGGCGAAGCACCAGTCCAGCACCTGCTGCTCGGTGAGTTGATCGTAAGGCGTGAAGCTGCCAGTCGGCGGAGCGAATGAGCAGGAGCCATAGCAGGTGCCGAAGAACGATTCCTGCGAGCCGTTGCAACGCCAGTCGGCGGTGATTACGACATCGGTGAGAGAGCCTTCAACCGGCTTGGTGAGAAGGCGTTCGATGAGCCAGAGGATGGTCATAAATTACTTAGCTTCGAGGGTTTGGACGCGAGCGGTGAGTTCTTTAATCGCGGCGACAAGCAGCGGGATGACATCGGTGTAGGCCAACCCAAGTCGATCAGGATTTGACGCATCGACCGCTTCAGGAAGAACCGATTGAACGTCCTGAGCAATCAGGAACGACTTGCGAGTGTTCAGAGCGTCGTTCTTGAACTTTCCGATAACTGCTCGCAGAGAGCCAACCTTAGCAACAGCGTTGCCGATCGGTTCGATGATGTCTTTCAACCGCTCGTCTGACGCAGAAGTCCACGAAGTGGCAGCAGTTCCATTGAGATAGACACCACCGCCACTGGCTCCGGAGATAACGAAGTTGGTGGCAGTAGAATACGGACCAACAGCCCATCTAGTTGTTCCAGAATCAGATGAAAGAGTCAGTCGCGTATTCCATGTGGCATTCAGCCCCGTCGTCCCCACCAACAGATTCCCGCTCGCGTCGAGCGTCATCGCTTGGGTGAAGGTGGCAACACCACCGGCAACAGGAGTTGCATCGCTGCTTTGCCAAAACTCAAACCGTTTCGAACCTTGCTGAAGATAACTTGCAGTAGCAGCAGTTTTGTACCTAAGACTCCCGTCATACCATGTATTGTTTGATACAATTGAAATGCTGGAACTTCCCCAAATGCTTGTGACAGCATTGATGTCGATTGCTTTGTACGTTACTTGCCACGCACTCGGCGTAACCGCCAAGCCGAGGTTGCCGGCGGCATCCAACGTCATCTGAGGCGCAAATCCACCAACACCCACAGAAGTGCTGGTTGCGAAACGCAGCGTTCCACCTGAAGGATAAATCAACGCTGCGGAGTCGGCCAAACTGGTTCCAGAATAAGCACCAAACCAGCTCACTCCGGTGTTGTTCTCGGTGAAGATGCCACCAGCAGCACCAACTCCCTTCTGTCGGAAAGTAGTTCCGAACCCAGACAGAGCGGTAGGCGTAACCCCCACGCCCAGCCCCGTGGAGTTCAGGGTCATTCGGGTGCCGCCAGCGCCGTCGTACCAAGAGAACACGCCAAGCGGCTCAATCTTCTGCTGCGCGATGTTGTTAGCGCGAATCTCAAGATAATGGTTTGTGCTGGTTCCAACCCAACCAAACGAATTGGCAAATGCTCCAAGAGATGTACCAGCTCCAGAATCAACTTGAGCTGAATAACCTGTGAATCCAGTAGATCCGCCAGTTGAAAGCACAAATGTATCCGAAGCTCTAACTGTCAAAACATTAGCCGGACTCGCCGTCCCAATACCCACCCGATTGTTCGTCGTGTCCACCTTCAACACGTTAGTATCCACCGTCAGATCGCCGGTGATGGTGGCGGAGGCGAGGGTGGCGGATGGCGAACAAGCGAGAATATTATTGATACTTATCCGCTTGGTCGTTCCGGTGGCTGTAATCAAGTTATCCGACACGTCCACAATGGGAAGCATGTCGTTCGCTGGATCAGCGGCGGTTAACGCCGTTAGGGCTGTAATCTTTGAGTCTGCCATGTTAGTAAATTGCTAGAATGAGTTTTCCGGTGTCTTCTTGTACGAGAAAAGTGATTCCGTCCTCCAGCACTATGCTGTCGAATGTTCCAAACGAAATGACTAGCTTGCTGATTCCATCCTCTTGCAAAAGGAATGTTTCGTCCTCTTGTAGAACATCCCTCCGCATAATCGGAGGATCAGGCATGATCTGACTTACAGATCGTGTCCTGTTGATTGATGTTCCGATTGAAATCATCAGGCGCGAGCGTTAAACGCTATCACAGAGCCGCTTGAAATCTGGAAGCCGGTGATGTTGCCCACCAGTGGTGTTCCGGCAGGAATTGTCTTGGAGGTCCACGTTCCGGCAATACGGTTTCCGGTGATGGACGTGAAGACAGTCGGCTCAATAGGAATCAAGCCAGACCAAGCTCCAGTTTGCGCGGCAGTAGTTGTGAACAGCTCAAAGCCCTCTCGACCCATGCTGTACTCGGTTGAAATGTCTGCTTGGACGGCCATTTTATTTGATCGGTAGAGGGGAGGTCACCGGAACTTTCCAGCAACCCCCCCCAATTTTGGTTTGTTAACCCTTACGAACTTTCGGTGCTAAGGCTCCCTGTATCCACAGGATAAGCTTACCTCCCTCGGGAACTGAAACAGTGTTGAAATTAACACGTTGGAGATCCGCGTTAATATCGGGACCAGATACCAGCTTAGTTTTGCCAGTCTTGTCCACTGCTACGGTGGTTGCGATTCGCATATCCTTAAGGATTAAGCGGTGATCAGAACTTCAGCCTGCGTAGTATCCGCAGCAGCCGCACCAAACATGATGTCGTAGGAAGCCATATGAGCGCGGGAAGCGCGGCTATACCAGACAGAAAGCAACACAGACAGACCGTTGCTCAACTCGACAGTGCGCTGCTCAACGAACTCACCAGCGATCATCCCAACCGGAAGACCGGAGGCAACCGCAATAGCGTCCTGACCGCAGACAAAACCAGCGGTGTTCGCAATAGCTCCAGTCCAGTCGTTCTGCTCCAAGATGTTCGCGAATCCAAAATATCCGTTGTTCAACGGACCATAACGGGAATCAGGGAACGGATTGGTTCCAGCGGCAGCAGTCAACTGACCGGAGAACATCAAACGAGCCATATGGCTACCATCCAACAGCAACAGCTTCTGTCGGTAGTTCTTAGCCAGAGCCAAGATCGCGGGGAGGTCGCTAGTGTCGAAATTGGCAGCAGTACCGATAACAGTACCAGCACCAAACAGAGCGGCGGTCATCTGAGCGGTGACCTTCTTGCTAATGGCAAGAGCGAAGATCTCAGCGGAACCCTGAGCGAGATCAGCCAACTGGAAACCCTGATTCAACTCTTGCTGAGTGACAGTGAAAGTCTTGGTGATCTGGTTAACAGTCACCGAGGTAGCAGCTAGAGTGGACTCGTTGTTGGAGTTGTTCTCGAAGTCAGTCAGGTTGTCCTGAGCGTCATCACCACCAGTAAACTTCTTTACCTGAACGGTAGCGCGGGGACGCAGATTATCCAGACCCACGTTGCGCGTGAAATTGGCAATCATAGCCAACTTAGAGGTCGCGACAGTAATAACCGAGTCAGCGAGATAATCGACGACCAGACCGGCAGCGAAAGTGTTCGCATTCTGGGGAGCGATCAAGCGCGACTGACGCAGCAACTCGCTGTGGTTCTGAATCAAGAAACCCTTACGCTCAGCACCAGCGCGCAAAGACTTGTGCTTCTCCATCAACGGGTTTCCGAGATTCTCAATAACGGGACGCACCGGCTCAGGAGCAGGAGCAGCGGAAGGAGACTTCATGGAAGCTTCCAGAGCGGAAAGCTTCGCAAGAATCGCGGTGAGATCAACGGAAGCGGCAGGAGCAGCCGCAGCCGTCACAGTAGTGCTATCGGACATATCTTTTGTGTCGGGTTGTTGTGTTGGTTGCGGCAAAGAATCTTTGCCATTTTCGCTGACAGCATTGTTGCTATCCGCAGAAATCTTGTCGTCTGGGGATTCGTCTTCCCCTTGTTCACGCTCCAATTGAGCGTATAGAGCGCGGAACCAGTCGCGTCCAGCAGCACCTCCCCAGAGGTTAGCAGCAACATCAGCGGGACTATTAGGTTCAGCCTCAAGGAATCGCTCATTGCGACCCCACCAAGCGTTTGCCTTCTCAACCTTATCTTCGGTGGGGATTTCTCCAGCAACGAGGGATTCAGCCTCAAGAACGGTCTGCTTCTCAAGACCATCACCAGCGAGACCTTCAGCGTATTGCTCAAGACCACGGCGGAGGTTGTTCTTGACCGTCTCGGGAGCGGTCTTAGTGACAGCGCGGGGATGCCACTTCGCAGCCATCGCAAG